TTAGGAATTAAATTAATGGAAGAGGAATTTTATAGCATAATAAAATTGGTATCAGGGGAAGAAGTTTTTTCATTGATATCAATTGATCAGAATGATGGGGATCCAATTGTAATTCTTCAAAATCCACTTATTATGAAAATGATTCATGCTCCACAAGGAATGCATGTTAAAGTTAAACCATGGATTGATCTATCTACAGAAGATTTCTTTATGATAAGACCCGATAAGATTATTACTATGACAGAAAGTGAAGATAAGAAATTGATTGATATCTATAATAATTTTATTTCAGATGATGAAGAAGATATAAAAATCAAACCTAATATACCTAATAATGGTGGATCTATTAAACCATCTTCTGATATGGGATACATATCCTCAGTAGATGATGCACGTAAGAAGCTAGAAAATCTCTTTAAGATTAAACCTAAAGAAAGCTAATTATTTCCCATCAACCCTAACAAAGGTATTCTACTGATAATTGATTACCTTGTCAAGCTTTAAGTTTTGTGATATAATAAATTTATCTTAAAGTAGGGAATACCAATGCTATGCCAAAAAAGAAACCCGAACATTATGTAAACAATAGAGAATTATTGGAAGCAATGATTGTTTATAGAGGAAAAGTTGCAATAGCAAAGGAAAAATTTGTTAAGAAGTATCCTGATAAAGAACCTCCAAAGTCTGGACCATGGGAAGGAAAACCACCTATTCCAAACTATCTTGGTGAATGTTTTTTAAAGATTGCTACACATTTATCATACAAGCCAAATTTTGTAAATTATATGTTTAGGGAGGATATGATATCAGATGGAATCGAAAATTGCGTTCAGTACATACATAATTTTGATCCTGAGAAATCCAAAAATCCTTTTGCTTACTTTACGCAAATTATACATTACGCATTTCTCCGCAGAATACAAAAAGAGAAAAAACAATTAGATATTAAAACAAAGATTATTGAAAAGAGTGGATATGATGAAGTTATGATGGTTGATGATACTGCATTAGCTGGAAGTACTTCTGATTATAATCAAATAAAAGACGCTATTCAGTATCGTAATAGATGAAGGTTGCTATTATAACAGATACTCATTATGGTGCTAGAAAGGGTTCAAAACATCTTCACGACTACTTTGAACTATTCTATAAGAATGTCTTTTTTCCTGTACTAGATGAGAATAAAATAGATACCATTATTCATATGGGAGATGTATTTGATAGTAGAAAGTCAATTGACTATCAAAGTCTTGAATGGTCTAAACGAGTTGTATTTGAACCTTTAAAGAATTATAAAGTTCATGCTATTACTGGTAACCATGATTGTTATTTTAAAGATACTAATCAAGTAAATTCTCCAGAACTTTTGTTAAAAGACTATCCAAATATTAAAACTTATAGTTCTCCTAAGACAGTTAAGATTGGTGGATTATCTATTTTAATGCTTCCTTGGATCAATTCTGAAAATTATAGCACTTCGTGTGATTTAATTAAGAAGTCTAAGTCAAAGATTGTTATGGGACATCTTGAACTTAATGGATTTAGGGCAACCCGTGGACATATGATGGAAACGGGAATGGATGTTAATATATTTGATAAGTTTGAGAAGGTATTTTCTGGACATTTTCATACCCGTTCTAATAATGGTAAGATATTTTATCTGGGTAATCCATATGAGATGTTCTGGAATGATGTAAATGATCCAAGGGGATTTACTATCTTTGATACGGAAACCCTTACCCATACTTCAATTGACAATCCATATAAATTATTCTATAACATATATTATGAAGATACCAATTACAAGTTATTTAATGCTACTGAATATGAAAATAAGATTGTAAAGGTTATTGTTCGTAAGAAAACAAAACCTAAAGAATTTGAAAAATTTCTTGATAAACTTTATTCAGTAGGAGTTCATGATTTAAAAATTATTGAAAATTTTGATATTCAAGAAAATGAAAATTTTGATATTGATGAGGAAGAGAATACTCTTTCGATTTTAAATAGATATATTGATGAATCTGAATTTGATCTGGACAAGAATATTATTAAAGGTATCTTTCAGGAACTTTATAAAAAATCTTGTGAGGTAGAATAACAAATGTATCTTCTTACGCTGAAAGATGGTAAAGATGATGGGGCATATGCTGTCCAAGATGAGTGGGGGCATAAAGTTTTATTTCTTTTTGAGGAAGAAGATGATGCAGTACGTTATGCTATGATGCTTGAAGATGAAGAGAATCAAGTGATGGATGTTGTGGAAGTTGAATCTGATGTTGCTATAAAAACATGTAAGATGCATCGATATAAGTATGCTGTTATTACTCCTAATGATATTGTGACTTTACCTAAGAATGTTAAAATTTCGTAAAATTAAATACAAAAACTTTCTTTCCACTGGTGATCATTGGAATGAAATTGATTTTGAAAAAAACAATACCAATCTTATTATTGGAACTAATGGATCTGGTAAATCTACAATGTTGGATGCACTTACATTTGCTCTTTTTAATAAAGCATTTCGTAAGATTAATAAGAGTCAACTTATTAATACCACCAATGAAAGAGATTGTTGTGTAGAAATAGAATTTACTATTAATAGTAAGGATTATCTTGTTCGTAGAGGAATTAAACCTAATATATTTGATATTGAATTAAATGGTAATCCCTTGCATAAAGAATCTGATGATCGTATTAATCAAAAACTTTTAGAAGAGAATATATTAAAAGTAAATTATAAATCTTTTACTCAAATAGTTATTTTGGGTAGTAGTACCTTTGTTCCTTTTATGCAATTGAGTACTTCAAATAGAAGGGAAGTTATTGAGGATCTTTTAGATATTAGGATTTTTTCTGCAATGAATGGTCTTATTAAAGATAAAATTCGTTTACAAAAAGAACAAGTAAGATCTCTTGATCTTAAGAAAGATAATCTTAAAGATAAGATGTCTATGCAGAAAAATTTTATTAAGGAATTGGAAGAGCAAGGGAAGTCTACTATGAATAATAGTAAGGATAAAATTAAGGTTTTGGGGATAGAAAATGATACGCATTTAGAACATAATCAGTTATTAGAGTCTAAGGTTGGAGATCTTTTAAGGGAACAGGAAGATGTCACAGGTGCTGGTGAAAAGTTAGTAAAACTTAATAACCTTAGGGGTAAAATTACCCAAAAAGTATCAACAATTACTAAGGAACATAAGTTTTTTGTGGAAAACACGGTCTGTCCTACGTGCGATCAGGATATAGAAGAATCATTTCGTTTAAATAGAATTGATGGCGTTCAAAATAAAGCAAGGGAGCTACAGAAGGGTTATAAAGACCTTGAAGAGACCATTAAAGTAGAACAAGATCGAGAACGCCAATTCACTCAACTATCCAAGGAGATTACTAAACTCAACCATGACATTTCTCAAAACAATACTAGGGTCAGTTTCAATCAGAGACAAATCCAAGATTTGGAAAATGAAGTTCAAACTATTACCAAGCAACTTAAGAACAGAAATATTGAGCACAACAAGTTAGCAGAGTTTAGGGACAATCTATCAAAGACAACAGAAGAATTAGCAGCAAGAAAACAAGAAATCTCTTATTATGATTTTGCATATTCTATACTAAAAGATGATGGTGTTAAAACGAAGATCATTAAGAAGTATCTTCCTTTTATTAATCAGCAAGTGAATAGATACTTGCAGTTGATGGATTTTTATATTAACTTTACTTTGGATGAAGAATTTAATGAAACGGTTAAATCACCGATTCACGAAGACTTCTCATATTCTTCTTTTAGTGAAGGTGAGAAGATGAGAATTGATTTAGCATTACTCTTCACATGGAGGGAAGTTGCTAGAGTTAAAAATTCTGTTAATACAAACTTATTAATTATGGATGAAGTATTTGATAGTTCACTTGATGGTTTTGGAACGGATGAATTTTTAAAGATCATTCGTTTTGTTATCAAGGATGCTAATACATTTGTTATATCCCACAAATCAGATTTACATGATAAGTTTGAAAATGTCATTAAATTTGATAAAGTTAAAGGATTTAGTAGGATGGTATCATGATAGGAATAGTTGGTAATGGATTTGTAGGTAATGCAGTCTATCAAAATTTACGTGACAAAGTAGAATGTAAGGTCTATGATGTGGATAAGAATAGATCTCTTAATACTTTGGGGGAAGTTATAAACCAAGAGTTTGTATTTGTATGTCTTCCTACTCCCATGAAAGAAAGTGGTGAGTGTGATCTATCAATTATGGATGACTTCTTTGATCAACTTCCTGATTTTATAGGGGGAACTTTTGTAATTAAATCTACTGTTCCTATTGGTACAACTAAGACGTATTCTGAAAGGCATAATGTAATTCATAATCCAGAATTTCTTACAGCAAGAAATGCTGTAGTAGATTTTGTAAATAGTGAGAGAAATATTATTGGTGGTGATATGGAACTTGCTGTTGATTTTGCTAGATTCTATGAGCAACATTTTCCTAATATACCAAGT